CACTTATTGGGTCTGATCAACCCTCAACCTAAATTTATACGACGTGAGAATCGAACGGGTATGGTTCCCCGTCTGGCCAGCTTTGTGAATCTGTCACCCTGACATCTTTGTGCCACATCAGTGGCGGGGCCTCTCCAAGTGACCGATCTACGCGCACTACGTAGCGCTGCGCATAGTCCACCCAATCCGGCTTAAGAAAAGGCAGGAAGTACTTGTTATCAAGTTGTTGAATCTCTGTTAGACTTTCCAAATACTCCTCGATCATAACCTGCCACTCAACAGGTATTCCATACAACCGTTCCACCAACAAGCGAGTCAGTGGCCCCACGGCCACCGGGGTCTCTGGGTTGGCTTTTAGGGCTCGAAATAGCCTCTCTTTGTGCCACCCATCGATCTGGAACTTATCTATGTTCCTAACCATCCCGGTGTGATATCGCCTCGTCAGACGAAGAGTGGTGTTCGCCAATGCCTCCAGAACGGGGCAACCAGCAAACTGGTACTTCAATGAATAAGCTTTAGCTCTAAGGAGTGCCCGCTTCTTTGATTCCCGCGCAAACGCATACTGACCCGACGACCAGCCAAACCCCACAAGAACCTCTATGGGGTTCTTAATGTTGATTAGCTCGGTCTCGTCAAATACGATACCGCAGAATGAAGCAGTACACAGGTTCTCGTGACGTTCCATTTCTATCACGAGACCCAACTCCTCGAACTGTTCCTTAGTTGGCGCTTTTCCTTCAGTTATGATGAATAGACCGTCGTCTCCTTCCACCACACCAACAAATTTAGCGCCATTCAGGCTGCACAAATAATCCATGAACATCAGATTCGAAAATCCGTTACCGAGAGATGTGCACATCTCACCGGACATACGAGTAGCTTCTAAAAGCACAGAGAACCATTTAAAATCACAGCGGTTCTCGCCGGTTATAGTTCCATTTATCAAACCCATCAATTCCTTAGCGTTAGGTAGGTGTTCACACATGTACTCATACAAAACGATCTCGACTTCCATCATGATCAACCTTGTGAACAAGGCTTCAAATGACGTATAATCAGTCGCATAATATACACCACCTGGCCGGTACAACCTTTCTTTTATATACATTGGTCTTTGCGGCTCAGGAACATGTTTAATGAACGCCGGATGTTCAAATAAAATATTTTCTATTTCTTTGAACACCGGTCCCACCAATACTTTGAATTCATCAATCCGGGCGTTGATTGCTCTACTGTGCTTGTAAGCTGGGTACGTCTCGTCTTTCATGAATGACTTACATTTGTACCTTTGTCTTAGTTTTTTCTTGGTTTTCTTTCCCCAGGCTATCTTTGCCTTATAGATGTCACCCACTAGGGTGTCGAACACCTCCTGCAACTCATTTTTCCGCTCACGCGTATAATTAGTTCGTTCTAACCAGGTAGGTGTCGTTAAGTCTGTC